GCAATCTACTACTGTAAATGTTTCTGCTGGTGCTACTTTTGGTGGTGATGTAAGAGTTGATTCCCTGGGTGTTGGTGTTGATGCATCAGGTACAACGGGTGAAATTAGAGCATCTGATGATATTACGGCATTTTTCTCTGATGAAAGACTGAAAGAAAATATTGAGGGTATTGAATCGGCACTAGATAAAGTGTGTGAACTCCATGGTGTACTTTATAATTTCAATGAAGTTGCTTATGAATATGGGTATACCAGCAAAGACCGAAAAGTTGGTGTTTTAGCACAAGAAGTTCAAAAAGTTCTTCCAGAAGCGGTTGCAAGAGCACCTTTCGATACGGCATATGATGAAGATGGAAATGAGTATTCTCGCAGTGGTGAGGATTATCTAACAGTACGATATGAAAAGATAGTTCCATTGCTGATTGAGGCAATTAAAGAATTAAGATCGAAGATTGATTCTGATAAATAATAGAAGAAAACGTTACTATAATTTTCCATGTCAAGGGCGCGAGAACTTAGTAGAGTCGGATCACTAACTGGTATTTCTACCATCACTGGTGTTATCCATGCAGATCAAGAAAATAACAGATTCAAAGTTGGTAGTGGCGTAACCATCACGACTAGTGGTAACATCGCTGCTGCTGGCATTATTACCGCAGCATCATTCGTCGGTGATGGTTCGGGCATTACAAACGCAGGTTCAACACTATCTGCTGGTTCTGGCAGCCAACGCATTGTTCTGACATCGCAAACATCAGGCGCGATGACAGCAACATCAACAGATTCTGGTCTAACCTATGAGTCTGGCGCTGATGCTCTGACAGTCAGTGGCGGTTTGAGTGTTGGTGCTGCTGCTACAGTTGGCGGTAACCTAACAGTCACTGGTAACCTAACTGTTGATGGAACCACAACCACGGTTAACAGCACTACGCTGACCGTAGACGATAAGAATATTGAACTAGCATCGACTGGATCTCCCTCCGATTCCACGGCCGACGGCGGCGGCATCACATTGAAGGGCGACACCGACCACACTTGGAACTGGGTCAACTCCACTGATGCTTGGACTTCTTCTGAGCACATCAACGTTGCATCTGGTAAGGTTTATAGAGTTAACGGAACTGAAGTTCTGAGTTCGACTCAAGTCTTGGGTGTAACTCCTGGTGGTACTTCTTCTGGTGACCTTGTTACCATCGATGACACACAGACTCTAACCAACAAGAGCATCAGTGGCGCACAGATTGACTCTGGTACTGTTGCTGTTGCAAGACTAGGTTCTGGTACTCCTTCTGCTTCTAACTTCCTGAGAGGTGATGGTGCATGGACGGCAGTTCCTTCTCCTAATGATGCAACTCTAACTCTTGCTACTTCTGGTACTGGTCTGTCTGGTTCTGCTACATTTACTGCGGACGATTCTGACGACGTAACCTTTACCGTTACATCTAACGCAACTTCTACAAACGCTGTTTCGACAATTGTTGCTAGAGATGCTTCTGGTAACTTCAATGCTCAAGACGTTCAAGTTGACTCCTTCGGTGTTGGTACAGCAGCATCTGGTACAACTGGTGAGATCAGAGCAACTAACGACATTACTGCATTCTACTCTTCTGACGAAAGACTCAAAGAGAACATCGTTGCAATCCCTGATGCTCTAGCAAAACTAGAAGCAATCAGTGGTAACACCTTCGACTGGAGAGAAGGTTTCGGTGAGTTCCACTCCCATGAAGGTGCAGACTGTGGTGTTATCGCTCAAGAGATCGAAGCACTTGGCATTGCTGGACTGGTTACAACTCGCGAAAGCGGTTATAAGGCAGTTAAGTATGAGAAACTAACTGCACTTCTAATTGAAGCAGTCAAGGAACTCAGCGGCAAGGTTAAGCATCTAGAAGAGCGTTGCAACTGTGGTCAGGCACATAACTGATAACACACAGGAGGTAACGACAAATGGCAGCACCAAGTTCGGGTCAAATTAGTTTCTCAAATCTGAGATCAGAATTTGAGACAGGTTCAACTCCTGGTTCAGGAGCAATTTCATTCAGTGATCTATATCGCCAGACGGGAACTTCGGTTCCTTCTGGCACATATGTTCCCGATGCAGTAGAGAACGCCTCAGTTCCTACTTCTGGGCAAGGAACACTATCTGACTTTTATGGTACAGTTAGAAGGGTTACAATTACTGCATCTACAGCAACTAACGTTAACCTAAGCACCCAGACATGGGGTACTTCTCAAACCAACTGGACAAGAAACGTTGAAAAACGTTATATTATTCCTAGCGGCGTATCAATTAACGCATCGGATAGAGGCACTGCGGCACTAAACACTGGTACTAGTGCAGTAGGTATTGTTTCGGTCACCAATGCGGGCAACATTTATGGCGGCGCTGGTGGTGGCGGCGGTGCTAATGGCGGCGCTGGTTCTCAAGGAGGTACAGCATTTCTGGCAGGATCTAACCCCAGTTCGACCATCGTAATTTATAACACAGGTGAAATCCGTGGCGGCGGCGGTGGCGGCGCTGGTGGCGGTAGAGGTGGTAATGGTGGTGGTGGACAAACTGGTGGTTACAACCAGGGTTGCTGCCCCAGAGGTCAAGGTTGTGGTTGCATCGGTGGTGGATTCTTCATTACCTGGTGTGGATCCCAAGACCTTTGCGGTAGAGACACCAGAGGTTATCACAACGGCGGCGCTGGCGGCAACGGCGGCGCTGGCGGTACTGGACGCGGTTCTAACAACCTAACGGGTTCTATAAGTGGTGCTGGCGGTGCTGGTGGCAGCGGCGGCGGTCCTAACGCTGGTTCTGGTGGTACTGGTGGTACTGGTGGTTCTGGCGGCGACTGGGGTCAAGCAGGATCTAACGGTTCTGGCGGCAACACTGGTGGTAACGGCAACCGCACAAACGGTTCTGGTGGTTCTGGCGGCGGTACAAGTCCTGGAGCGGCGGGTAGATACATTTCTGGTATCGGCAACCTCACTCTAAATAACAGCGGCACCGTCTCTGGCGCAACAGACTAATAAATACTTTCACGGAGTTTAAAAACAAATGGATTATACAGTAAGAGAGGTTGCCGTTGACCACATCGTTGTTGATTTCAGCAACGGCGGTTGGGCAGAAGTGCCCGTCCAAAGAGATTGGGACAGAGCAAGAATTGAGACTGAGATCTCTAAATTTGTACCCTTCACCAATGACATGGCATTTGCTTCTGAGGCAGATGTACCTCTCGTTGTGGGTGATACTGGTACAGTTGGTTCTTATTATGATAGCATGGCAGCAGCGGAAGCAACACGTCGTGCAGTTGAAGTTACCTATGAAGGTTTCAGATCTCGCGCATATCCTACCCTAGGTGATCAACTAGACGCTCTGTACAAAGCACGTCAAGGTGATAGCACTGAGTTGAATGCTATCGATGCTGAGATTGCTCAAGTCAAGACTGATTATCCTAAGGATATGACTGCTATCACCCAAGGTCAATACGAGGATACATATGGTAACGGGGGTCCTACTCCCTGATACATTTGAGGATTAACAAATGAAAACTGGTCATGAAGCACTTGAAAAACTAAAACAGATGAGGACAGAGCGACTTGATATTTGTCGCGACTGTCCTCATTTTATTAAACTGACCAATCAGTGCAAAAAGTGTGGGTGCTTGATGCAACTGAAAGCGATGATTCCTAATGCACATTGTCCAATTAAAAAGTGGTAACGTATGGATTTTCTGACAGACCCTTCCCGTATCAAAGTTCTAACTTTTGTTAGAGATACGTTCATGCCACCTCTGGCATGTAGAACAATCGAAATTACTGGACCTGAGAATGAGTTCATGGTGTGTAAAGATGCCATTGCACTCAGGTATAAATTTCCAGAGAATATCTATCAGCAAGATGATCTAAAAACTCTAACCAAATATAAGGATTATATTGTAGAGTGGGACATCTGTGAGTTTTCAGCAAAAAATGAGATTTGGTTGCTGAAAAAAGGTGTGCTTGGGATCTTTGATGCACATCCCTACATTGCATCATTCTATGAAAAGATTCTTCCCATCTTCAGAGAAAGAATCGCAAAAGAAACAGAAACTCTAGACATTGAGAGTGATCCCCCAGGTATCTGGTGGTCTCAATTCAAAGAAGGTGAGGCACCTGACATGCAATGGAGAGTGTCAATGGAAAATGGTATGGGTAGAGAGCAGGGTCCTGGCATTGATGCTAATGGTCAACAAATGGACACTTACGAATGAATTCTAATTCTACAGTATGGTATTTTACTGATCTCCCTCCAAATTTGGTTGATGAAGTTGAACAAACCTGTAATCAATGGAATCAGAATGTAAAACCATCCACTATTCTTCCTGGTGGTGAAACGAGAATCAGGAACAGTGACAATGCTTGGATACCCAGCAGCAATTGGATTGCTGGGTATCTTTGGCATTATATTGAGAGAGCGAATAGAGATAATTTTCTCTATGATATTTCCCATATTGATGGTGAAACAATTCAATACACTCATTATGGTCCTGGACAACATTATGGTTGGCATGTAGACGGTTGGATTACTAATCAAACCAAACCTGAAATTATTCAATCATTTTCAGTAAATAATTCTCCAGACAAAGTGAGACTATCTGGAGAATGTTCTAGAAAACTTTCTTTTGTAATGCAACTATCTTCTCCAGAGGATTATTCTGGTGGTGAGTTGCAGTTTCTAGATGGTAGAAAAACATTCTTTGCACCAAAGCAAAGAGGTGCTATAATTATATTTGACAGCAGACTACCTCACAGGGTACGAAAAGTCAAAAAAGGTCACAGAAAAAGTTTAGTTGGTTGGGTCGTTGGACCCCGTTGGAGGTAATCATGGGATCACAAGACGGTGAATTTTTGTATAAGATTGGTTATTTGCATATAAAGGGTCTAATCTCTGATCCTGCAGAAATGCGGTTACCACCACCCCCCAAAGAAAAATCGAAACAAATCTTTTTTGATCTTGAGGGTAACATTGAACACATTCAGGACTTGAAAAACAGTAACTCAATCGAACTCTACAATTTTATTGATTATGGATTGCTTGTGCATCCAATCAAGAAAGAGTTGCAAAATATCATGCACGAAGAGGTATTCTCCACATTTTGGAAAAATAAGTACTACTTCAAAGGTGATTCTCTAGCACCAGAAGTGGCATCGCCAGAAGAAGAAGTTCAGGTGTGCGTTGCGATTGATAATATTAATTGTAAATCAACAAGAACTTGGATTAGAACAAAACTTGGTGATGAAGTTTTGATTAATCTTGAACCTGGTGATGCCCTGGTCAGGATGACTGAGGGTACATATCTGCGAAAGGATCCCATTGAAGTCAAACGAAAGAATATCTTCAATAGATCTGGTGGATCATATGTTCATGAAGTTTTCTTTAACTATGTTAGGGCAGATGGTTACAATTTACACCTAGCGAGAGGAAATGGTTGACAGGGGTAGGGCGTCGTGGTAGTATGGTGTGAACCTCATTTCATATGATGAACAAGCGCAGGATGGACAAGATCAAGAAATCCTTGATCAATACATACTACGATGCTCTCGTTAAGCATGAAGAAGAAAGTCGCGTCCTTGATGCCATGGCGTGTTATGAAGAACTCTTTGTTGACGCAGAGGATCCTTCAGAACCTGGTGTTGCTTGGCAGTTTTTAATTCTCAAATGAAGTTAATTTACCTAGACAAAGTACCTGTAGTTGTTGCTCGTGGAATGATCAACATTGATCGTACCACCAAAGAATTCATGATGAAATCCATCTTCATGGATCTTGAGATTCATAATACGCAACACAATTCTGTGGGTGCTTTGACTAGTTTTAAATTACATCATGATGTGAATGGATTTCTGGATCATGTGTACACAAAGTTCTTAGAACTATCAGAATCTATCTTCGGAGATCTTACACTTCAAGATCGTAACAGTCGCAGAACCTGGTGTCTGTGTACAAACAAAGAGTATTATGCCAGCGTCAAACATGACCATCTAGAAAATAGCACCATCAACGGTGTTTATTATTTCAATATTCCCAAGATGCGTCGTGACGAAGGTAGAATAGTTTTTTACCATAATGGGTTAGAGCATAAATATCAACCAAGGGAGGGTGATTTTGTGTTGTTTCCCAATTATCTTGTACACAACACTGAGTACCACGACACAGAAGAATATCGGATTTCTATCAATCAAGAGATTCTGTGCAACCCTGTTAATTGGAGCAACTTAAATGCGAAAACCAAAAGAAAGTTGGAACTATGGTCTCGACATTTTCATTGAAAGTGTTATGGAACCAGATCCCGACTTGAGAGTCTTTGCACGAGAGGAACATTGTTATGATGAATTGATGGAAATCAGACAACATGTTCTTGATTATCTAAAAACCCTCCGAAAGAAGTAGTATGCTTTCTACACAGTACAGACTCAGACTGGAGTTCATTTGTAAGCGCATTGCAAATGGTGAAGAGGTAAAACTGGAAGACATGATCTGGGCAGAAAAACTTGCCAAAAGACATACAACTGCTCGTGAGTGGTTGAACAAAGCAAGACGCCAGTCTAAGGGCATCGAAGAGGGCACTATGGATGATTTTATGAATAGGATGGGACTAGGAGACCCCGACCCATCCAATCATAAAACGGGGTTCAGCAGTGCTGATGAAATCGTAGATTGGTTCAAACAGGACAAACCCGAAGACTGGAGGCAACGTGACTGAACGACAATGGCAAGAAGTAGAAGCAATTGTTCGTAAAGAGCAAGTTTTAGCACTACATCACATGAACAACAAGCGTTATTCTGAACTAAGTGAAATCCTTGATGAATTGTACAAATTAGCGCATGAGTAAATGGTATGCCGTCCAAACATGGGACGAAGAATTTAAATGTGTTAGATATCATGATGTCCCAGACGCCATTGACATGGATGACGCTGCATCTATAGTCAGGGGACTTCATCCAGAACAATCATTACTTTCAGTTATTAAGAAAAATGACAACAGCAGTGATTTACAGTAACGGTAGTCAAGAATGCGAACGCATGGGAATGCTACTCAAATCCATTGGTGGAGAATACCATGAGTATCTCCTTGGTGTAGATTTTAGCGATAAACAATTTAGAATGGAGTTTGGGAGTGAGGCAACTTATCCCCAATGTTCTATCGGATCAAAGCACGTTGGTAGTTTAAAAGAAACACTTCACTACCTAGACGAAAAGGGTTACCTTCTCTAAGGCGTCTAGAAGGTCCTACAACCCCTCTGTAATAATCTTTAGGGTACTTGTCTTCTAGTGTATCGAGAACCGCATTTACAACGGAAGAGTGATGAGTGTGCTGCTTTGTGGCACATCTGGTTTGAACTAAAACAAAATAAAGATCCATTAGCAGTTGCCGCAAGAAAGGCATGGTGTAACTGTTGTGATGAACATGCAGAGATGATAAGTCAGGAAGTCAAGATAAATGATCGTTACAAAAATATCAAGTTTTGATAGATAGTGATAGTTGCAAATACCTAATGAAGTTCTTTTTTGCACTTCTTGCCACGCTGTTCCTTGCTGCTCCTGCATGGGCAGTAGATGTTCAGATGGGTGCCAACGGTAACCTAGTCTTTGAACCTGCTGAGGTATCAATCAATGCTGGAGAATCTGTTCATTTTATTAACAATATGCTACCACCACATAATGTCGTGGTTGATGGTCATCCTGAACTAAGTCATGATGCTCTTGCAATGTTACCAGGTGAAGACTTTGAGGTTGCATTTCCTGAGGCAGGTGACTATACTTACTGGTGTGGTCCTCACAAAGGAGCAGGAATGATCGGAACCGTTCATGTCTCATAATCATAACTATGAACCTATGCCTGCCTGGGTTGCCTGGGCGGGTGTAGGTCTGATGATCTTTACGGTCATCATCTTTGTTATCTTCACACTCTCTGTAATGTATTTCGGATGAACCACGCAGATCACTCAACCTTTGAACACCTTATTCATATGTTTCTTTGCTGTATTGCTGGTCTAGGTATCGGCACCCTCGCTGTATGGGGATATCAAAAAATTAAAGAAAACAAGAATCACAATCCTTAAATGGACTCTGAAGAAAGAGAAGAGTTTTACAAAGAACTTCGAGAGCGGGTGTATGAACTTAAAATCGCACACCTTTTCGAGGAACCATGTCCACTCTATGAACCTGATGAGGATGACGAACATTTTTAAGGAGGTTTTATAGTGGCAAATGACCCATTAGTGACACGCAAAGAGTGTCAGGAGATGATCGATGCAGCAATACGACGCCACAACCGTAATGCTTCTATCATTAGTATGTGCGTCGGTTGGGTGGTTCTTGCTTTATTTGCTGAGGGACTTTTAAGACTTATAGGTACAATTCCTCCACTTTTTCCCTGGTTGAATATTACTCTCAACTAAAATGAAATCCTTAATTCTATTAGCGTGTTTTTTACCGCTGGGCATAATCTACATAATAATGAAACTATCCGTATGGATTGCTGCTGTTAATTCTGAACAACAATATGTCAGAGAAGACGCCAAACGACCCCACGGACCCTATGTGGCAAATGCATATGCAGATGTTGACGAAGAGGATGAGGAGTATGGAGATCGCACAGATTATCGATAACGCACTCTATGAGTGGTACTCTGAGAGGGGATTAGAAGTTCCTGACTGGAAGAGAAAACAAAATCCCCAATGGTGGATAGACTATCTAAGAGAACATGGATTAGACGAAAACAATGAACCTATCTGATGCCTTGATCTGGTTGCCCATACCTTTTGTGATTGCCACAATTTACTTCGGTTCTAAGAAGGGGCACTACTATGAATCCGAACACTATAAGGGAAATGGAACCGCACACTAGAATGCGATTTTACTTTGCCTGGTCTTCATTTTCAAGAATGTATGGGGTCAGTCATGTCTCATCAGATATGATTGACTTTTGCTATGATTGGGCATATATGGAAGAACAAGCACCACTTGATTGTTTAAACCACGTAGACCGATATTTTAGAGCATTATGGACAGAATCACAGAACTAGAAAATGAGAACCGATGGTTAAAAGAAGAGATTAGAAGACTAAGACATCAGTTGTCAATGCAAAAAGAAAAGGAGTGGGCACATCCAGAATCGTGCCTTAATAAATGCGATCCCTGGGAAACATGGAACAACTAGGTATTCTTATTTTTATGTGCATGTTTGGAGTATTTTTATTTGTAGTTTCTATTCTATCAGACCTATGATAATCATCAAATCTGTGCTAATATTTGGGTTGATCACAATCTTTCTTGTCTGGGGACTCAATAACGCCTACGTAACTAGTCCCTAAATACACCAGCATTTTACATTATTATGGAAGTTCATGAACTGTTTCCCACACCAGTGGCACGTTTCAACCTTGGTAGGAACATCAGCGATTTAGAAAAACAAACCATTTCAAATTTATCAAGTCAAGTACATCCCAACGAGGGTAATGTATCAACAACTGATACATTCATTCTTGATACCAAATTTCCATTGATCAAAGAGTTTATCATGGAATGTGTGTATCGATATTGGGATGACGTGATGTGTGCTACTGATGCTGAACCGTACATCACACAATCTTGGGTTAATTTTACGACGCAGAAAGGATACCATCACCCCCATACACATGCAAACAGCATTGTCTCAGGAGTCTTTTACTTTAATGCAAAAGATGATTCGATAAAGTTTGTTAAGAACCATGTGTACGACCAACTGAGACTGAATGTGGCAGAGTTTAACACATATAATTCAACTAATTGGGAATTGCCTGTAAAAACTGGTGACTTGTTGATATTCCCATCTAGTCTTCCACACCTGGTAAGTCCAGTTCTTAATGATCATACAAGAATCTCCCTAGCATTTAACGTATTTGCACAGGGAAGGTTCGGTATTCCGTCCAACTTAGAATATGTCAAACTTGACAAACCCAAGAATCTATCATAGAATAGATCGTATCTCTTAGACTACATCATGAACTATAAACCCTACTCTCCTGAGTGGCACCGCCGCCGTTATTTGAAAGAGGCACTGGACAAATACTTTGATGATTATGTTGATAATGATGTCATCTATGCGGACATCCTAAGCATTCTCTCTGAAAGATCTGAGACTGCATATCATCAATTCTTTAAGGCGAATGAACTGGAGGACATGATTAATAATGTCAGAGAACAATAACTGGTATGTCTATCGTCCTCAGGTAGGTGACAGGGTAAGATACCTAGGTTATACTAGGGCGCAAGTTGATTGGGGAAATAATGATGTTCCATACATGTTGATTAGAGATCGAATATATACTGTTGAGGATGTTGAAGTGCATCGTCAACATACGAAAGTGAAAATAAAGGGTGTGGTTGGTAACTTTAATTCAGTCCACTTTATCCTAACTGATGAATAAATTCGTACTGCCAATTACAGTGCTTATGCTGGTGGCAGCAGTCAAAATCATTGATACTTATCAAAATGAAAATCCGCAAAGAAAAGAGACAATTTGTCACCAAGTCAGGTGACACTTTTGAGTGGGAAGAATCTGAAGAGACTAGAAAAGCATTAGAACAACTCCACAAAACCAAGGAGAATGATCAATGTACGAAGAATTAAACTGTTTTGAAGAAGCACTTAAACATTTCGGCACCCGTGTTGATGTAATCATTGCTATGGAAATGGCAAGAAAGATTGATCCAGAAGATGCTTATCAACGTATCAAAAATGAACTTCGTGATGTCAAGAAGTGCAGGAAACTATGGAGAAAAGGATATGATCCTTGTCCAGACTACGACGACATAGAAGAAACAACTGGGGAAGTAATCATTCACAACTAATTCGTGTACTATGAGTGACATTATAGAAATTCCAAATTTTGTTGGTAGTCTTTATGCCGATGCCATCGAAGAGCGTATTGTGGGACCAAAGACAGGGTTTCAATGGCATTATCAGAACAATGTCACTAGATATCTTGATCAAGTAGATGGAGTTGATGATCACAACTCTGGATTCTTTCATATGGTCTACTATGATGATTCTTGGTCTAGAGATGATATCTACTATTTTCTATTACCACTATTTTTTCAGATTGAACAATCTGCTGGGATTCCAATCACCAAACTTCATAGAATGAGGATGGGGATGCTCATCAACAATAAAAAGTATGATCATGATGAACCCCACATTGATTTTGATTTTCCTCACTATACTGCATGTTACTATGTAAATGACAGTGAGGGAGATACTGTAATCTTTAATGAAGAGTACCAAGGCATACGGGATGCAAACGGAGACATCCTAAAACCTGGGTCGTTCAGCATCAAGCATAGGTGCTCTCCAGAAAAAGGCAAGATTTGCATTTTCCCTGGAAGTCACTATCATGCTAGTTCCAAACCAACCCGTGACATTCCCCGAGTTGTTCTGACAATCAATTTCTCATGATCTCATTCGCACACGGTCAACTTGTCCGCTATAAGGACTATAGCGGATTTGTCAACTTCATCAGTCACCAGTATATTACTGTTTGTATCAAAGTCAACAGGGAAGACCCCATGAGGTGCGTCAATCTGGTAGTGCCCCCAGAAAAGTGGGAAGATGTTTTGCCCATAGACCTTGACGACTCCAAGTAGATGGTATAGGATCATGGGTATCCCGAGACCAAGTTCCATGACCGTCAACCTGGAGATCAAAGGCAAACTCGCCAAACTCCTGGCGACTGAGAACCTGCTGGTGGAGCACCGCAAGGTGGACACCGCATCATTTGATATTGAGAATCGTATCCTGACTCTGCCCACCTGGGAGAACGCATCCAAGGCAGTGTTTGACATGCTGGTGGGACACGAAGTTGGTCATGCCCTCTTCACCCCACCAGATCATTGGGAGAAGCGATTCCCCCAGGTGCCGTTTGACTTTGTGAACGTCATTGAAGATGCTCGCGTTGAACGACTCATGAAGCGTCGGTATGCTGGTCTCAATCGTTTCATGTACGCTGGATATAAAGAACTGTATGAAAGAAACTTCTTCTCTACTGACGAAAAAGATCTGAATACTTACGGATTGATTGACCGCATCAATTTGTACTTCAAAGCGGGTACATTTGTTGACATTCCTTTCGATGATGATGAGAACGAGTTTGTGACTCGCGCATCGAAGACTGAGACATTTGAAGATGTTCTGGAACTGTGTGTTGACATTGCAGAGTATCTCAGTGCGAAAGAAAGGAAAGAGAAAGAACAAGATATTACACCACCACCGCAGAGCAATAACTCTGGCAAAACTGATCAGGGTGAGCAAACAGAGAATAAAACTCAAGAAGAAAGCGAAGAATCTTCTGATGAGCAGCAGGAAGAACAGCAACCAGATACTAAACCATCTTCAGAACAAAATGATCAGTCTGAAGAAAAAGAAGCACCCAATGAGCAAGTCTCTGAAACTCAACGTGCATTTGATAACAACAAAGATTGTCTGACTGATAAGAACTTGAAAGAGTTTGGGCATGTCAGATTCCCGTCTATTTCATATGATGAGATTGTTGTAAAACCCGATGAGATTCATACCACATTAGCAGAAGGTTGGATTGAGCGTAACGACGGGTATATTGATGTGTATGAGCATGAGTATAAGCGATTCAAGAAAGATGCTGCACCAGAAGTGAACTATCTGGTGAAAGAGTTTGAGTGTAAGAAGTCTGCTGATGCTTATGCTCGCGCTACTACTGCTCGCACTGGTGTTCTGGACTGCACCAAACTTCACACCTACAAGTATAACGAAGATCTCTTCAAGAAAGTAACCAGGATCCCTGACGGTAAGAATCATGGTCTTATCTTTGTTCTGGATTGGAGTGGATCTATGGAAGATATCCTGCTCGATAGTTACAAACAAATCTTGAGTCTGTTGTGGTTCTGTAAGAAAGTCAATATTCCTTTTGAGGTATATTGCTTCACCAATTCTGCTGAGCACTTTGCATCTGAGAAAGAACGTTACGAATATGATTTCAAGAAAGAGAAGCACGTTCTTGCTGTTGACAAAGGAACCTTCCGAATGGTTAATATCCTTTCAAGTGAGATGAAGAATAAGAAACTGGATGCATGTATGTTGAACATCTGGATTCAGATCAGGATGATGGAACGTCGCAGCACTTATTGTCCACACTTTGCACTCAGCGGTACACCACTTGTTGAGGCAGCATGTAGCATGAACGCTATCATTCCTCACTTCAAACAGAAGACCAGGGTGCAGAAGATTCAATGTGTTTTCTTCACTGATGGTGAGGGTGCTCCTGCTGCCATTGTGAAGAAAGTCCAGCGTCCTTGGGAAGATAAACCACGCTATCGTGCCCATACTGCATATCATGATCGTTACATTCTTACTAACGTGAAGAATGGTATGACTTACAATCTCTGGAATTGTGATCACAATCAAAAGGTCATGCAGGCAGTGAGTGATAATTTTGATGATGTGAACTTCATCAACTTCAGGGTCATTACGCCTGGCGATTTCAACAATTTCTTCTATCGCTACAATCATGGAAAATACAACAGTGCTCACGATGCACGAGACGCATTGAAGAAGAAAGGGTTCATTCAGTTTGACAATGTTGGATTCACGCATCTGTATGGTGTTCAATCATCTAAACTGAATGTAGATACTACTCTTGATGTTCAAGAGGATGCAACTCATGCTCAGTTGCGCTCATCTTTCCGCAAGATGTTCAAGAACAAAAAGGCAAACAAGAAACTTCTCTCAACATTCATGACCCAGATCGCTTGACGGTCTGACAAATCTCCTGTACGATACTCTCAGTTCACACAACCCTGATGCCCCGCTCGATCCACATCGACATGATCCAACTCCACAAGTTCCTCTCCGAGAACTTTGGTAATGAGTTTGGTGCTGATGCCATCCGTGCCGCTGCTGACTTCGCTGGGGTTTCTTACCCTACGATCAGCAAGCGCATGGAAATGTATAAAACTGGTCACGGCAAGTGGTCACTGACCATTGACGAGGCACGAAACCAACTGGAAGAGCAGGTTAAGGCACCTTCTGCTTCTCCTGCCATTCCCGATCAGGAACTTATTGACTTGATTCCTACTAAAGACAGCACTTTTGTCCCGTTCGGGAACTTTACTGATGTCAAGAAGATTATTTCTTCTGGCATCTTCTATCCCGTGTTCATTACTGGTTTGTCTGGTAATGGTAAGACCTTTGGTGTGGAGCAAGCATGTGCTCAACTAAAGCGGGAGATCATTCGCGTCAACATTACTATTGAAACCGATGAAGACGATCTTATTGGTGGTTTCCGTCTTGTCGATGGGGCAACTGTTTGGCATAACGGACCTGTCATTGAAGCACTCCAACGAGGAGCAATCCTGCTACTCGATGAAATTGACCTTGCTTCCAACAAGATTCTTTGTCTCCAGTCCATCCTTGAAGGGAACGGTGTGTTCCTGAAGAAAATTGGTAAGTATGTGAAACCTGCTGCTGGTTTTAATGTCGTTGCTACTGCCAATACTAAGGGCAAAGGTAGCGATGATGGACGATTCATTGGCACCAATGTGCTAAATGAGGCGTTCCTTGAGCGTTTTCCTGTTACTTTTGAACAGGATTACCCCACGATGGCAACAGAAACCAAGATTTTGTCAAATCTGGCAGAGTCTTTGGACATTCCGCTCACGGGTGACATCCAGGAGTTCATTGAAAACCTTTGTAAGTGGTCTGACATTGTACGGAAGACCTTCAATGATGGTGGTATTGATGAAATTATCTCCACTCGCCGCCTGGTGCATGTCATCCGCGCATACAAGATCTTTGGTAAGCGCATGAAAGCGATTGAGATCTGCACCAATCGTTTCGATGATGAGATGAAGAAGACTTTCATCGAATTGTATCAGCATATTGACGCAAATGTGGAAATTGAAGAATAAGTCTTATACATAGTATTGTACTTTTAAGGACGCCATGAACGAAGACAGTCTCTACTATTCAGACATCTGTGAAAAGAACTACGATCTTTTCCACAATCCTGAGGAACTATACGAGGTTGCACATGGCGTCCACGATAACTATGAGGACGAAGAGTATGATCGTGGGGGTGATTCCTACGATCAGATGGCAACCAGACATTACGCTTGACATTTCATTCGATTATTGTTAAAATGCTCAATGTATTCGGGGGTCGCAATGGTTATCACGGAAGAAGAACTTCTCTCTCACGATGATTACGAGAACTTCGCCAGTCATCTGGGAATAGACTACGAAGACTACTACAACATGATCTGGGGCAAAGATCTTAACGAAGATTTAATCCCCCTCACCTTTGACAAAACCCACAAGATCGACTAAGATCTAGTGTATGGGAACGGCAGCGCCCTAAAGACTCCTTGTTCCTTTGTTATTCATTGACATGCAAACTCTGAAGATCGACAACAGCAGCGCCATTTCCGCACTGAACTTCAACTCCGACTCCGTTGGTGTGGTCTACACCAGCAACACCGAGAAGGAGTACCTGTTCGACACCCAAGACGTGAACGGCGTCCAGGTGTCCGTGCTCGCTGCTCAAGAGCAGGGTCAGTCCATCGGTTCCCTGATCAACGCTATGCGTCGTGATGGTCGCCTGACTGAGCGCACCGCCTGATTTACCTGGGGGACTTCGGTCCCCCATTCAATTCTTTCTTCTTTATCATGACCGCAGCAGTTCTTACCAAACACGCCCAAGATCTCGACGCTGATTCGTTGAACTTCCTTGGTGCATTGTGTGCCGCAGAAACTGGACGTGACATTCAAGATGCCCTTGATTTCTTGGATGATTTCTCCGTGCTAGATTCGTGGGAAAATTACACGATTCTTCCCTGCGACGAAGATTACGAACCTTGCGATTGACTTCGTGAATAGAGAATACTCCGTCACATGGTCGTCTAACGAAACGATCGGACTCAATGAAGACTTCGTGTATGGAGATGGTCCCTCCTCTGCACAAAACAAAGTTCGTGCAATGTATGGTAGTCTAAAGGGGTTTCGCATACAGGGTTGTGCTAAATATGTGGAAACCCTTTGCGATTCACCGTATGGCAATGAACAATCCGATCTTTCTGGTTGGAAAGAAGTCATCACGGTTGTTGGCGGATTATTCATTCTCCTAGTTTTACTCTAACAATGAAGAAACTGTATGTAGTTGACCACTTTGTACCATTTCCCTCTAGCGAATATGGTGGAATGTGGAATGTCATCGCAGAAAATGATGACGAATGTTTTGATCTCATCTCCAAAAGTGATGATGGTTGGAATGAACCTCATTACACAAAGTTGAGAGAAAACATCAACAAATCTCAGGTGTTTTTGTTAGGTGAAGATGTCGAAAGTCATGTGGTCGAAGCATTTCTGACTTAGTGCTAGCGACTCCTGACCGATTGTCAAGCAAAAAAACCACTTTAAGAATTGTTACGGCGTCCCTGGTCAGCACCAGGGGCGCTTTTATATTGGGTACATCCAAGGGAGATTCCAATGTCTCAAACCTTTCAGGAGTACAAAGAGCAGGCAGACGCCCGCCACACAATCGAACTCAAGATTGTAGCACATTGCTACGATCTTTGCGATGTTCTTACCAAGAGGGCACCTGAAGATTATTTCTTCTCTCTTGATTCTTCGGGGCGTAAGTATCACAAAGTGTTCATGCACATTGGTGATCGTCGTGACAGTATTCACGCTTTCATTGATAAGAAAACTGGTTCTGTGTATAAACCTGCCAGTGTAAAAACACCTGCTAAAGGTGAGCGTTACAATATGCTCATCATTAACTCCCGTGAGCAAATGCTTGAGCGTTGTGATTGGGCAGGAGGTTACCTTTATCTGCGATGAGAGATAAGATAGTTTTTGTTCTTCCATTCTTCCAGGTGATCATAGCGTTGGTCACACTATCGAAGATTCCTGAACCTCCACCGCAGTATTTCTGCCAACAAGGTAGAGATACCTACGGTAATGCATACCCAATTATTATCTGCAACCCCCAATGAATTACGACCAACAAATCTCATCAACTCAAAAGCGCATTGCAGCATATTATGCTTGGAAAGAGTCATTCTCAGAATGGCACCGCCATAGGACTGATGAGTGTGCTGCTGAGGAGATGACGAAACGTAAAGAGTTTCTGGCATTGTCGAAGAATCGGAGAAAAATGGTCTATATTGTTGGAAGTTGATCAGAGACCATGATTCGTCGCCACGCCACTGCCGAAGACTTTACCAAGTGGGAGAGCATGGCAGAGTCGATGACTGATGCCGAACTGTTCTACGCTGCTCAAGACTGCCGCAAGGTGGAAGCACTGTGGCGTGGTCACGATCCCATTGTGGAAGGGTTCTACAGCGATCAGGCAGCAACCTACGGCACTGCTCTGTATCGCCGTCGCCAGGGAAAATGAACAAATGTAACAGGGGCGACTGTCCCGCTCCTGTTATGACCTATATTGGATTCAGTTCAGACACAACCCAATGACTCCCTTCCCTCTCTACAATCCCCCCATCAAGATGCGGGGCAACTGGAATTGCACTTGGTCACTGCATTGGGCAGATGACTTCACCAAGATTGCGACTTTCCGCAGTCAATATACTGCATGGCAGAATCGCAATGCTATTCTCCGTTCAATGGGGTACGACGCATGATCTATCTCAATGAAACTGCAAAGAATGATCCAGCAGTTCAAATTGCAATCGAATCCTATATGCTCCAACTTCGCAAAGAAGAGGAGTATAGGGACAAAGTGAGGAAAGGTTTAATACAACCTATCCCCACAACATCTTGGAACATTTCTGATCGTCACTGACAAACTAATGCAATTCCAAGTTACTGAAATTAAGTTTGATTTCACAGGTTGTTTAGAAACTCATGGAAGTTATGAACTGCCAGAGAATGAACAACAGGAAATCTATGATGAAATCATTGGTTCTTTCTGGGATGCCGATGATGGAGATGATTTAGTAGATGAGATCACAAACTCTACTGGTTGGTGTATCATGTCCATTGATTACCGTCACATTCTTAACTGAAACTCATGAACCGTTCTGAACTCCAAGACAACATGATCCAGCAAATCCTGGAGGATATGGACATCAAAACTATGATGGCAATTCTTTATGATAACATGAGTGAGAGTTATGATAAGTATTCGGA